TAATAAATAACATTTTTTACGGAAAGATAAAGGATTATAAAATTTACAACACCGCATTAACACCAGCAGAACTAACAGCATTAACAAGTTAATTTAATAAAATGAAATATATATTTAAGAAGTACGAGTTTGAAACTCAAGAGTTAGCAGAAACAAGAATAGCTGCTCTACCACACCAAGAAGATGAGGAAGGGAACGAACACCCATCACACAACCATACTGTTGTTAAGTTAGGGCATCCTATAGTTGAACAAGGCACGTATGATGAAGAGGGCAATGAACTCACCGCTCCAGTTTTAGCGGTAAATTATTCTGTTGATGTACTATGGAGAGCATCTGAAATAACTGTTGAAACACAAGCAGAAGTTTTAGATGAAAATGGTGAAATTGTTACACCTGCGGAAACTGAAATTCAATTTCCTTATGGATGGGCATCAAAAGAAATAACACTTGAAGAGGGTGACAATGGAGTTCACACCTTTGCGGGATGGAGTTTTAATGGATAAAAAATGGGTTTAATCAACGGATCAAGTTTTTTGCTATATAAAAGCGACATTGATCCAAAGGTAGCATTGTTTGCCGAAAGAGTTGGTGCTGATAGTGGTACTATGGAGGCACTCAATTGCATTCGTGATACATTTGAGGATGAAAAACAAGTGCTTGGGCATTCATCATCAACTGCAATTTCATTGAGTGTTGATTTGCCAGAATCCACAACAAAAGATTCCAATGGTTTTCGTGAAGTGATTGCGGGTGTACGTTCAGGGGAAATTGTTGTTGATGGATTAGTTGATTATTCAGATGCATTAAACTTTGAGGAACTTTCCACAATGATGCTTTCAAGGCAAAAGGCAGAGTTTTATTTTCAAGATTCATTAAATTCACAACTCATTTTCAATGGTGAAGGTTTTATTGAATCAGTGGAACAAATTGCCGAAGTCGAAAACACAACATCCTTTTCAGTTGATATTTCACTAACTGGTTTGATTGTATTGAATTAAAAAAATATAGTATATTTGTATAGAATTAAAAAATTAAAAAGCTATGCCAACAACGGGTGTATTTAACGGAACAAACCTTGTACTTTCAGTAGAGGGAACAAATCTTGGGCATACAACATCTTGCTCATTAACATTATCAACTGACTTACCAGAAGCAACAACAAAAGATTCAAGCGGATTTCAAGAAGTGATCGCAGGTGTAATGAGCGGTGAAATTTCATTTGATGGATTAGTAACTTATGATGATTCATCAAACGTTACTGAATTAGCTGATTTCCTTTTGGCACGTACACAATTAACTTGTGTATTCGGAACTGAAACAACGGGTGATCGTATTTTCACTGCGGAGGGTTTTATTTCATCACTTGAACAAAGTGCGGAAATGGAATCACCAGTTTCATATTCAGGATCAATCACATTGACTGGGCAAATAGACGCATCAGACAAACAATAATTAATTGAGCGCAATTTGAGGGAGTTGCGCTCACTTATTTTTTTACTATGGCAAACAAACAACGGGGATACTACTCCATCAAACTTGGCGGGAAAATGCGCACTTTGCATTTTTCGATGAACTTTTGGGCAAACTTTACTGATTCACTTGGAATTTCACTTGACAAAATCGGTGATATATTTACAGAGGGGATTTCACTTGGAACAATTCGTGCGCTTATTTACTCCGCAATACTTGCGAATGATCAGGAACAAGGCAACGAAATTGACTACAATGAATTCAAAGTTGGAATGTGGCTTGAGGATTTACAAGCGGAAAAATTGGAGGATATTGTGAACGCAATGATGGAATCACGAGTGCTTGGAAATGATCTGAATATGGGTGTGAAGCGCAATGTGGTAAAATCTACGGAAAAAAAAACTCAACCCTAACTCCCGAAACACTTAGTTGGGATACGCTGATGGATTATTTCATCGGTCAAGTGGGCATCAATCCAGATAATTTTTGGCGAAACACTTGGAAGGAGAATCACCTTTTGGGTGAATCATATTACATCAACCATAATAAGGAATGGGAACGCATTCGATATTTGGCTGCAATGGTGTACAATGTGAATGCACAAAAACGTTCACAAATGATTGATCCTGAAAAGTTATTTTCATTGCCACAAGATATTTATGCCAAAATGGAAAAGGAGCGACCAAAATCTACAAGGGATCAATATGATTCGTTTATGAAAAAGGTAAAAGCCAGTACATTCAATAAAAAATTAAAGATGTAGGTTTTTTGTATTTTTACAATTAAATTCTACGGATGGCAAATAATGAGTTAAGGGTTACGCTTTTAGGGGATGCATCCAAATTAAATGCAACACTCAAAACCGCATCAAAGCGGTTAAAATCCTTTGGTAAAAGCACAACCAAAGTTGGCAAATCACTTCAAACAAGATTAGCATTACCATTGGCATTGGCGGGTGGTGCTGCAATCAAAATGGCATCGGATTTTGATAAGTCAATGACAAAGGTTAAATCACTTGTTGGAATCGCAGGTGATGAAGTTGATGCAATGGGCGCAAAAGCCAAAACAATGGCAAATGAATTTGGTGTTTCATCATCAAAGGCAGCCGAAGCGTTGTTTTTTATTACATCAGCGGGATTGCGTGGTGATGAGGCAATGCAAACATTGGAGGCATCATTAAAAGCATCAGCGGTTGGATTAGGTGAAACCGCAACAATTGCAGATTTGGCAACCTCCGCAATGAATGCGTATGGATCGGATACACTTGGCGCATCACAAGCAACAGATGTATTGACCGCTGCGGTGCGTGAGGGAAAACTTTCATCGGAGGATTTGGCGGGTGCAATGGGATCTGTTTTGCCAGTTGCATCAAATATGGGTGTTGAATTCCACGAGGTTGGTGCTGCGTTTGCTGCAATGAGCCGAACGGGAACGGATGCTGCAAGTGGTGCAACGCAATTGAATGCCATACTTTCAGGATTATTGAAACCAACAAAACAAGCGGAGGATGCTTTAAATTCGATGGGATTATCATCATCAGGATTGAAAGAACAAATCAAGGATGAGGGTTTATTAGAAACATTAAACACGTTGAAAACCGCATTTGATTCCAATGCAGATGCAGCGCAAGTCGTATTCCCAAACATTCGTGCTTTGAAAGGGGTGTTGGATTTATTGGGATCAGGTGTTGATGTGAATCGTGGCATATTTGAGCGAATGAATTCAACAATGGGAATGACGCAAACCGCATTCGATGCAACCGCTGAATCCGCTGAATTTAAACTTCGCAAGGCAATGAATTCATCAAAGGAATCATTTGCACAACTTGGCGCAACTTTACTCACTGGATTTTTACCGATATTTCAAGAAGTTTCAAAAGTTATTCAAAACGTATTCAACGCATTTTTCAATTTAGATGAAGGCACTCAAAAACTTATTTTAGGATTGGGCGCATTTGCAGTTGTATTGCCAACTATTATTACATTGATTGGTACACTTATAACTGTTGTTGGCGCATTACTTTCACCAATTGGATTGGTTGCAACCGCATTGGCGGGTGTTGCCTTTATTATATATAAAAATTGGGGTGAAGTGTTGCCCGTTGTGGTTGGTTTGTACAATCAATTTGTTGATTTATATAATGGATCTGAAATACTTCGCAAAGCCATATTTGGATTAAAAGCGGTTTTTGCATCAGTATTTATTGCAGCGAAAGCGCAAGTGATGCGATTAGTAAACACATTTAAAACAATGTGGAATGTAATCAAAGAATTTTCCGAAAAGGGATTTAAAGGATCATTTAGTGATGTCATTGAAAACGGATTCAAAGATGATGCGCAAATTGTTGCCGATGCTGCAACTGAAATTGGCGAAACATTTTCCGATGCAATGAGTGATGCAATTGGATCAACACTTGAAAAGAAAACAGTTGAACAAGTGCAAGGCGCACTCACAAACGTGAAAGATCAAGTTTCGGGATTGGTTACTGGATTGATCGGTAACGTTGGCGGTGGTGGCGGTGCTGCACCCGCAAAAGGAACATCAGGCGGCGGTGGTGGCGCACCACAACAAGCATCATCCGAATATAGTATGATTGGCGGGTTTGGTTTACCTCCCGCAGAGCCAGAGGTTGAAAAGGTCAATAAAATACGTGAGGCACTCACGAATATGGGGATGTCAATGGAGCAAATTCAAGAAACCGCAGATTTGGTTGGCGGATCTGTTGCAAATGCATTTGATAGTATGAGTGCGGGATTGGTTGCTTCACTTGGGTTGGCTGAAAATGGATTTCAAGGTTTTATCGCAGGAATGATTAAAACTGTTTTACAATTGATTTCAATGATGTTGGCACAATCCATTTCACAAGCAATTGCAGGTGCAACCGCATCGGGTGCTGCAACTGGACCCGCTGCAATTTTTACAACCCCTGCTTTCATTGCAACTGCGGTTGGTGGTGTTATGAGCGCATTTGCTGCAATTCCAAAGTTTGCCGATGGTGGTATTGTTTCAGGCACAACATTGGGTGTTATGGGTGAATATACGGGCGCAAAACAAAATCCCGAAGTGATTGCACCATTGAATAAATTAGAGGCAATGATTGGAGGGAAACAAACACAACAAGTGAATGTTGGCGGTGAATTTAGAATTCAAGGGCAAGATCTTGTGGTTGCATTGCAACGTGCGGAACGCAATCGCTCACGATTAAAATAATTAAATGGCATACGGGGTTAAATATAGATTAGAGTTTTCGGATTTATTGGGAAACGGAAAAAAAGTTGAAATCCTACAAGATGGATACACTGGTGATGTATTGCCAATGATTGGAACGGGTGATCCTGTTCAAATAGAATGGGAGGGTGATGATGATTTTTATCAACCAATTATCGGATCAAGTTGCAGATTGAATTTATTAGTAACGGATGACGTTACGTATGATGATTTTTTTAAAGGGAATGAAGAGGAATACAGGGTTGTTGTATATTACGATAGGAGTTTAGGGGATTCATTTCAAGATCGTGTTGAGGCATTTGATACAGTTGCAGGTGTTTGTGAAGCACCTGAATGTATTGATAAAATATTTAGCAATAATGCCACAAGGGATTGGCAAACGCTTTGGGAGGGTTTTTTGTATTTAGATACTTACACCGAAGTGCTTTCAACAACACCTTATGAAATATCGATTACTGCATTGGATGGTTTGGGATTGCTTGATGTAGATGATTCAAGAGCATTAAACAACTCTGTGAATCCCTTAGCAATTGATGCAAATTATGGTGAATGGTATTACATTGCTGAAATGTTGCAACAATTTAACAAAAGCGAAACTGCGGTTGAAAGATATTTGTATTGTGGTGTGATTGAACAATGGACAGGAACAAGTGGTTTTCTTGGAGATATTCCCGCACGACCTTGGAGCGCATATTCAAACATTGATACAAGTTTTGATTTTTTTAATCAAAAAGAAGTTTTGGAAAATATATTACGAAAATCAAATTCAAGGATTTTTCACGCATTTGGTGATTGGTATGTGATTCCTAATTCAATATACTTAGATGAAGTTTTTAATGATCAATATCATGACAGATCAGTTTTTAAAACAGCACTTGGCAATGGTCAAAATGAAATAATAAATTTTCAAGTTTTTAGTGTTGGAAATGGTCGAACATTTGTTGGGAACGCAACTCGAAATGTTACAAGACAAATTAAAAGTGATTTCAAACCAATCAACAATGATTTGACTGTTGAATATTTACCACCATTAAACAAGGTAAGAACTAATTCAGATATAAAACAAGAAGGATCAGTTTTAGGAAAATTAAACAATGGGCAAGGATTTACTTTTGGATCTTCGGGTTACACTTTGACATACGGATCAGTTGCAACTAATAATGAATTTGTAGCATCAAACAATCAATCCTATAAATTAACAAATTTTACAACATCATCAGGATCAAGAATTACTGCATTGGCATCAAATGGAATTACTAAATTTGGAAATTATGTTCCCGCTGATAATGTTACTTATTCTTTTGAATATCTTTTTGATTCAACTGCATCAAGTGTTGATTACAAACTTTATTATTCAGTTAAAATTCAATACGGAATATCAACATCACTTGGCACGACAAAGTATTATGACAAAGAAAACAATACAACAAGTTCATCCATAGTTTACAATGAAATTGCTTTTGAAAATCTAAATAAAATTGAAAGGTGGCAAAAAGAATCAGGATCGTTTCCAGATGATTTCTTTGCAGCATTTTATATGAACGTGACAATTACATTTTATCAACCAGTACTAACAAGCGGAACAGGTTATTCCGCAATGTATTTAGATAATATTGTAATTTTTGATACTGATTCTGAAAGAAATAATCAAACACTTACATCAACAACCACAAACAATAAAGGTGTATATGATTTTGAAGTAATACCAAACGAGGGTATTGTGAATGCATTTTTATCATTTGGTGATTTATTAGATTTAACTGATGATAAAAACAATGCACAACAAATTTTAAATGATTATCGAACTTTTGTGCCACGATATGAAGGAACAATGTATGGTCAAAGAACAAAACCATTAACTCCACTGGATAAGATTTACGTAAATTTTGACAACTTTAAAGATGAGCAATCTTCAATGGTTGATTCATTAAAATATAATTTGCGTAAAAATGAATTTGAATTAGTGGCTCACACCCCAAACAATGACACTGATGTAACTGTAACGCATCAATTAAAGCAAAATTAAACACATTTCTTTTCCCTTGTTTGCCGAAACCTCGAGTGAATTTTTTTTGCTTGGGGTTTCTTTTTAGAAAGAATTTTTTCTATATTAGCGAAAATAAATTTTTTCAATATGGAATTTAATAAACATTTCAACTCCGAACTGGAGCGATTGGAACTCACACGAAAAAAGGTTTGTCAAGCGTTAGATATGACAATCCCAACACTTCGATCAAGGGTGAACAATTGCGGTACTTTTCAGGTGGATGAAATCAAAAAACTCCAATCGTTGGGGTTTGATCTTAATCGTTTAATTTAAAACAATGGTAGAAACAGAAAACAATTTGCACGAAAAACTTTTAAAAGTGCAAAACGAAATCGGAGCGATTTCAAAATCAGCAACAAATCCTTTTTTCAAATCAAAGTATTTTGATATAAATGTTTTGATTCGGGAGGTGTTGCCAATACTAAACAAACACGAACTCACGCTATTGCAACCCATCAAAAATGGTGAAGTTTGCAGCGTGATTAGTGATGGAAAAAACTCCATTGAAAGTGGAGTAAAACTTCCTGAAATAAATGATCCACAGAAACTCGGATCAGCAATTACGTATTTCAGGCGGTACACATTGCAATCATTACTTTCACTACAAGCGGAGGATGATGATGGTAATATGGCATCAGGAATGAAGCCAAAATTGACAAGTGAGCAATTTGGAGTTGTGATGAAATCAGATCGACAAACTGCACTCAAGGCAATCAAAAATGCGGATTTATCCGATAATGAGTTATATTTAATAAAATCAAAATTCAATATATAAAAATGGAAAATAAAAAAAAATTCCCAGATGGTTTCATTGTGAAACGTAGAGAAGGCGCACCCGATTTCGTGGTGGCAAATGTATCAATCAAAGTTGATGAATTCGGAAAGTTTGTAAAGGAAAACGCAAACAATGGATGGATCAATCTTGATGTAAAAACCGCACAAAGCGGGAAAATGTACGCTGAATTAAACACTTGGCAGCCAGATGGTAAAGTACAAAAAGTAGCGCAAGGGGAAAGCGATTTGCCTTGGTAGTCAAGCAATGGGAGTGGCATTTTGCTGCTCCCTTTTTTATTAGTTAAAACAGAAAGAATGAAAATTGAAACTTTAGAATATATACACAATTTAGTTTGTGAAAGAATGCACATTATTGATAGGGAATACAAAATGTATTCCAACGCTGAATCGGTTTATGGTGAGGAAAAAAAAATTCTTGAAAAAGTACATCACGAAATTGATTATATATGGGATTATTACCAAACAGAATTCCCAAAAAGATATGTTTTAAATAAAGATGAATATAGCAAATAAAAGAAAAAATGAAACAGATTAAAGATACAAACGAGGAATATCACTCCAAAAAATCCATCAGTGCATCAGGATTAAAAATGATTGCAAAAAAATCGGTTAAACATTATTTGAATGCTAATTTCAAAGAAACCGATGCAATGAAATTTGGAACTGCGGTACATACTGCAATGCTTGAAAGTGATCAATTTTACAATGATTATTACATTATGCCAAAGGTTGATGGGCGCACAAAAGAGGGCAAAGCATTGAAAGCGCAACACATTGAAAATGCAAAGGGAAAAATTGTATTGGATGAATACGATCACGAGCGCATCAAAACCATTATGGAAAACCTAAAAAATAATGAATTAGCGCAAAAGTATTGCAATGGTGAAATTGAGGTTTCACATTATGGGCAAATGGATGGTGCTGATATTCGTGTTCGACCTGATTGTAAAAACTCAATTTCGGGATGGATTTCGGATGTAAAAACGTGTCAAGATAATTCACCCGAAAAATTTAGATTGGATGTGCTTAAATATAGATACGATATTCAGGCGGCATTCTATTGTGATGCATTGGGATTTGATCCAAAAGAATTCCGTTTCATTGCGGTTGAAACCAATCATCCATTTTCGATTGAAGTGTATGGATTGAGTGATGAAATGATTGAACTTGGGCGCAATGGCAACGCATACAAAATGGGATACAAACAGGCACTTGACAATTGGAAATTCTACAAGGAAACCGATGTTGCACTGGGATATGATTCAACAAATCGCAATGAGGATGGGAGCATTATTATCTAAAAAACAAATAGCAAACGCTAACATTCGCAATGTTGTAAAAAAATCAATATGGGATTTTTTCAAAATTGATATTGAAAGGCGAACAAGAAAACGTGAAGTTGTTGAGGCAAGGTATATGTATTACGAAATTTGCCGAATGCAAAGGATGAGTTTGAATGAAATTGGGCAATCGGTAGGAAAGGATCACGCAACTGTATTGCATGGCACAAAACGCTTTAAAATACTTTGTGAGGTTGATGTTGATTTTAAGGAAAATTTTGAATCATTGAAAACAATTGTTGATTTTAGATGTACAAGGAAAATGCCTTCAAGATTCAATGGAAAATCAATTTCACATCAACTTGCGGATGCATTAAAAGACATTCAAAATCTTGAAAATGAAATTGATGAATTGAGAATGCAAATAATAAAAATGCAAATTCAATGATATTTTTTCCTAATTTTGTTAAAAATGCAACAAAAATGGCAAAGGGGTTTCATAAGTATTTAGGCAATGAGGATAAATTGCAACACTCGGTGATGAATTTCATTGAATTTCAATATCCCGATGCATTGTGTGCGCACGTTCCCAATGAAGGGAGGCGCACTCCATTTGAGCGGTTTAAATTCAAATATCTTGGTGGCAAATCAGGAATTCCAGATGTATTGATTTTTGATTGTAATGATTCATTCAATGGATTGGCAATTGAATTAAAGGCAGGAAATAACAAACCAACAAAGAATCAAATTGTTTGGCTTGAACGTTTGGATGCAAAAGGATGGGCAACGTATTGCCTCAATGATTTTGAAAAGGTTGTTGATGTAATAAAAAAATACTTTGATAATGAAATATAGAAAAGTTTATTTTGACGAGGAAAATCAAAAGGTGCGTTGGACAATGAACAACACTTCGGATCTTGCGGTTTCGTATGAATATCTTGGCACAATGTCAAGGGTTGAAATTGATTTGCTTGTTGAAATTCTTTGGGAATTGTATGGTGATAATAACATCACTTTTTTGGATTTTGCCAAAACGTTTGGTGAACTCCGCACATTTTGTGATCAATTGAAACAGATCACGAATTGATAATTTAGAAACAGAAAAAAATGGTTGTAAATAGAATTTACAAACCTGATCATTTTGATAGGTTTGCGGTAATCCCGACCGATATATTCAGAAAAAAGGGAATCACAATGGCTGCATCTGGATTGTATTGTTGGCTATTTTCACACGATGCCAAACAAAAAATGACAATGGCATTCATTCAAGGGCATTTTAAGGATGGAAAAGATGCCATAACTTCAAAAATAAAGGAATTGGAATCACTTGGTTTTTTAAAACGTGAAGAGGTGCGTGAGAATGGAAAATTTTCAGGATACAATTTTCGGTTGATTGTGCCAACCATTGCGGAAAAAACCGCTACGGGAAAAACCGCTGCGGGAAATCCGCACCAAAGTAATATATATATACAAGATCATGTACAAGACAATGTACAATATCATAATAAAAGTAATAATATACCACAAAGCGTTGAAACCGCTTTGCAGCATTTTATTTTGTTGTTCCCAAAAAAGTATCAACCAACAACCGATGCGCAAAAATTAAAGTGGGCGGAATGCCTTGATCGCATTGAAAGGATTGATGGATACGATTTGCGAAAAGTATATCAAATGGCAAAGAAACTTCGTGAGGATCAATTTTGGAGTGGCAATTTCCTTTCAATACTAAAATTGCGGAACAAGGATAAAAATGGCACGTTATACATTCATCGCTTTATGGATATGCAAAAATCAAACAAACCACAAGCGTACAAAATGATTCCAAACCTTATTAAGTTTTACCAATACAAAGATCCTGCGGGAAAGCCAATGATTGGAGCAATCACAAAAAAATCTGAATTGGATGATTTCGCATTGGTGTACAAACTTGGTACACAAGAATATGAGAATTTAAAAAAATATCTTGATGGAAAAGGATAAATTTTATTTTTTGGATGAGTGGGAAAGCGAATTGATACGTTTTCACGCAAAACAAAGGCAAATAAACAAGGAACGCACACGAGTTGATGGTTTGGGTACTGTGAGCGATAAAAGTGGCTTAGAACTCAACTATGCGGGTTTT